AATCGATTTTTTTACCAGAAAATCCATGTGTTTTTCAATAATTACATTATAGTTAGTGATTTTTACATCATACCATCCAAAAAAAAGAAAATTCTAGTGAGCAAGAAGAACTTTTTGATCTCAGCTATGAATAGCTATATTGATCTCAATATAATGCTCATTAGGATTTTTATTATTATATTAATTAAATCTGGATTTGTTCTTACATGTATGCACCCATACCAGAATGGCGAGCATTATGTTTGCGACCAGCACCTACAGGGCGTTGTAGTTCAGGAGAAGGAGCAGCATTAGAAGCACCAAGAATGTCCTGTTCAGAGAGAACACCCTTGATTACACGAGAAGAACCTTTGATGGTCTCGAAGAAACCTGAACTAATCGGTACTACATAGATGTTGGCGGATACTGAATCACCAGTGAAGTTTAGAACATTTAGAGTGAACTGTAGGGAGAAGTTTCCTACGAGGCCGCTCGCCTGACCTGACTGGAGTGCAAAGTCACGACCAGGGCGTAGTACTAGAGGACCACCTACTAGACCTACACGACCACCAATGGTAGGAGCATTACCAGCACTGAGTCCAAGTGATTGACTTACATAGCTATGACCAGACCATTCAGACCAGTCCATGTCTACACCATTATTTACGGACATCTGGTATAGTTGTTCCTGTTTCATCGTGGAGAGTAGACCAGAGAAGTTGTCGAAGTTTAGAGAAATACTAGTAATCGGTAGAGAGAAATCACCCTGTGATGCAGTGTAACTAGTAGGTTTTACATAAATTAGTAGTAGATCAGGAATATTAGGTAGAGTAATCGTGCTGCTTGTTAGGGAAGTTGGTTTCTGTGAAGCAGGAGTCCAAGCACCTACGGATTCAAGACCAGTCGTAATGTAACGAGGGAATTCCATGTAAGGCACGATGCTCTTGGGAGGTAGAGGAACATCAAGAGACGGCGTTAGGAACTGAACATTTAGATACGGTTTTTCAAGCCAACAAGAACCAGTCTGTGCTCCAGTCGTTGAGAACGTTACTGCAGACGTAAAAGTTGTCGTCGTAGCAGGACCAGCCTCAGCACGAACGCTTAGAGATGTAGCACAACGGAATACACGACTAGCAGAAGCAGACATGTTCATCTGTACCTGAAAGTTCTGAACACCAAATAGACCAGTAGAAAGTTCATACTGGTCAGAGAAGATGAACGGAGGAAGCATTAGACGTTCTGTAGACGCTACTGCTACATAGAAAGTTAGAGTATCAGTAGCAGGATCAATAGCAGTACTTGCATAAGGCTGTCCATTTAGATAAGAAATCTTGGGGGCACCTGTTAGAGGACCACCAGTACCACAAGGCGTTGCACCAGTGTCGGTCGTAGCAAAGTAGAAACCATTGAAGCCACCATTAGGTACTTCATCAGAATTCTTGGTCTCATCCCATAGTTGTAGAGGAGAATTCTTTACTACACCTGAATCAGGGTATTTGGCGTAACGATCAAGCATCGTAGGGCAAGTACGCTGACGACGAGCATCACGCATGTCCGCTAGACGAAGTACCTGAGGAAGAACATCCTGCGTATTCACCGTTACAGTCGCATCGTTAATCGTTGCAGACATCTGATTTACAGCCTGGTGAAGAGGGAAGGCCGCAGGAGCAACTAGACCAGCAAGAGAAGCACCTATAGGAATAGTGTCACCAGTTGGTGTTAGAACAACCTTCGCTACTAGAGTACCTTTCCACTGGACAGCACGATCTACGAATACGTTTTCGGACGGCACTTGTACGTTGAACTGAACTGACGATGAGTCTGCCGTCTGAGCCTGAACAGGAACATTGGAAATAGAAGCAGCACCCTTCTCGACAGCATATTTGGGTTTCTGCTGGATGATACGAGGGTCGAACACAGAATATTTTGTGACTTCGCTTGCCATTGTGGTTTGTTATTAAGAAAACAATTTTTTTTAAAAGAAACGACGACTAATAAAGTCCTTTTTTCTTGAAAAGTAGACGAAAAGTCATTGAGGATTGGTTCGGCATAGTCATAGGAATTAGATTATTTGTTAGACGACTACGCCAATACATTTTTACATCAACTGTTAAGATTGGATTCTGACTGGGTGTAAAAGATGAAAACTTTTCAACTGCTGGATTATATACTAAAGAAGTTCTCCAATCATCTGCATCCAAATCATGAATAGGTGTTTCAATAAGAATTGTTCTAAATGATCCACTACTTCCAGATTGACCTCCATTCGTACCTGTCCCAAGAATAATAGGATTAGCAGTATTTTCATTACGGAGTGGAATTTGACCTGTAGTTAGAACTAATGAAGAAATTGGAGACCAAATACTTCCTGTACTTTTATAATCCTGCTTGATTCGAAGGAAAAAATAACCTAGGGCTGCACCATTAAAAGGATTTGCTAATTCAACTATAGATGATTTAGGTAGACTCTTTAATATTTGACCTACAGGACTTGAAGGTTGAGTAGGAGAATATGATTCATTTGCTTTCCAATTCCAATTTAATCCTGTGTCTATTACAACTTCAGGTAAATCTTGATCTCCAAATTTTAAACCAGACGTAAACACTGAAGGAAAATTTGAAAGCAAAAGTTCAAGTTGAGTATTCATTCCAACAAATGAAAATTCATTATTTTGGTAATCACCAGTAACTGCTTGTGTTACATTATAAGGGTAAGGAAGAGGAGTTCCTATAGGAGCCATACAAGTCTTTGAATCTTGATTTAATGAGAATAAAGCAGTAGATTCATCATATTCTATAAAGGGACACTGAGTTCCACGAGTATTACCATTCTTTGCAAGAACCCACGCTCTATTAAGAGCATTATTAACTAAACCAACAAATTGAGAATATGTATAGCTATAATAGTATTCATAATTTTCAGGGTTTGCTCCTACAGGAGGAACTTCAATATAAGGAGCTTGGTTTTCAGGTTGCCATATAATAAAAGCTGTTCCAACTTTCTTTACTCCTCCAACACTAATACCAACACTTACACTATATTGTGTTTCATTTACAGATGTTGATTTAATTTGAGGAATAAATAGTGGAAGATTCTTTTGAGGACCATGAAGAGCAAAATTCTCAACTGAAAGTTCATAATCAGCTGCATGTGGAATTATAGCATTCTCTCGTTGGTCCTTGAAATCAATTTGAGGGTCTTCCTCTTGCTGTGTAGTTATTGTTGAATTGTTAATAATAGAACCAGTATAATATACTCGTTCAGGATTTGAAGCATCGCCAACATATTTAATAGTTGAACTCACCATTTATTACTCAACACTAATTTTTTTATGGATTACTTACCAATCAAATTATATGTGAAAGCACTAACAAAATTGTCAGGTGTTAATCCTGTTGACTCTACAAGTTTAATATACTCAGGCAAATGTAAATTCTTAAAATATAGTCTTGTTGTACAATGACGACCACAAGTATTCATATTTATTTTGTCCTTTTGAAATGAATAAGCATTTGATTTGACTTCATATTTACTTGCATTTAATAATTCTGTTAATTTCTTAGTTGATTGACCAAATTCTTTTAGTTGTTGTTTATTTAACCATTTTGATTCTCCATCAGGTTTATAATTTCCATAAGGATCGAAATATTCTATAATGTTAGTGTCTCTATAATTTAATAAGCATACCCAATGACCTGTAAAATGGTCTTGTGTTAAATATAAAAGCATAAGTCTTCCTTTTTCATCTAATACATCATCAATTGTTCTTGCTTTTAATAAATCAGGGTATGAAATAATCTTTAAAGTTGGAATCATTTTTTGTATGTCTGATTCACTTAATGAATATGATTCAACATTAGGCATTTTCTTTTTCATCTTTAATGCTTCTGCCTGTTGAATTGCTCGTTGTAATTCAACAGGTTTTCTTGAGAATGGAATACCATTCAATTCTGTTCTATAACCTTTTTTTCCTCCAAGTTGGTAAGGTCTAATTAAAGGTTCCATTTACTTTATAATTTGAAAATTTCTAAAATCTTAAACCTTGTTGTCTACGAACAGTACGACGACGACCAAGACCAGCCAAATCATCAAATCTAGCAAGGTCAGGATAGACTTCATCAACACATTCACCTTCTTGAGCAGGAGTAGGAGCAGGAGCAGGAGCAGGAGCAGAAGCACGAGGAGGAGCACGAGCATCTTCAGAAACTACACTTTGAACTCCATTCTCAGAAGATCTAGCAGTTCCTAATCCAGGTAAATTTGATGCACCATCATCAAATACACTTTCTTCCATACCAGAAGAAGAACTAGGCATAGAACGAGAAGGTAATAAACTTCTTGATGGTCTTACTTCACCAAGTTGAACTTCTGCAGGAGGAACCTCAAAAGCAGTTCCTTCTTCTTCTCCAACAAATCCAGGTTTAAATTCAGCAACTTGACGAGTAATTAATCTAGATTGAAGTTGACTCATTACTTGCTGACGAGCAGACAAGGGTTCATAAATCACACGAGCAATTTCTTTTAGAGCTGCATCAATAATGCGTAAAGTATTATTTATAGAATCTAAAGCACGAAGACGCTTTTCTTTAGGATCTAATACTACTGCTCCTCTCATAGTTCCTAAATCACCTTCATAAGCACGAGAAGTAATCATTAATTTTTCAATAGCCTGAGAATAAGTTGTAAGTTGAGAAGGTGTTATAGTTGCTCCAATCTTAATGAAAGCCTGTAGAAGTTTATTAAGTGTGTCATTCAATGAACTTGTGAATGATCCAGCAGTAAATGCTGTAAAAGCAGCCTGTAGTAAAGTGTCTACATCATTATTAGGAGTTACATCAGGCATTACAGGAGGTCTAGGAGAAAATGAACCAGATGATCTTTCAGCATATTCTTGAGCACGCTGTTTTAGACGTTGTACTAACCATGATTGACCTTCACTAGTAGTAATTACACCTCCACGTAATCCAGAACTTGCTGCATATTGCATAGGAGAACCATGAAAGACTCCATTAGGAACAGCCGAACGAGATGCAGGTCTTACATAACGCTGTGAACGTTCATTCATCTTACCTATACCAAGCATACCCTGTTCTTTTCTTTTGTTTACACGAAGACGCTCATGAACAAGACTATGTTCATGGTCTGAAAATAGAGAATGAGACTCGCTTTCTACAGGAGAAAGTAAATCAAGTCTACTTAAAGGAGAAGCTTTTAAAGGTTGCATTCCTTTACGATTCATGTGGTACGCCTCATCAGGAAAAATCCAAGGTTTATAAGGCGTAGTTTGGAATGTCGGCATTTGTTTATTAATACGAATTTAAATTCTTTAATACAAACCATTGTCTTTCACATATTTTGAAGCTTGAGGAAGAGACAAACCTTTTTCTTTCATTATTTTCTTTACAATAGCACCACGAGCAGAAGGTTTCTTACCACCACAAGCAGCACCACCTACAGGACGAGAAATAGCACCACGAGCCATACGTAATGCATCTTCACTTGCTTTCTCAGCCATCTTCTTCATTTCCTTAGGAGATTTTAATCCGAATTGCTTTAATTGTTCTTCCATTAAAGAATCAGATGACTGAACATATTCCATTCCACCAAGCATACGTCCACCAAATTTTGCTACACGTTCTTCCGCATGTACTTTTCTAGGTCCAGCTTTTGCCTTCATATGAGGTCCATCCATAAAATAATTTACTTCTTCTTCTTCTTCAAAATCTTCACCAATAGGTTTTACACCACCTTCACCAGTAAAACCTACTTCTGCTCCACCATGCATGTCATCACATTGGCAAGTAGAAGATGGTTTTTTTCCACCACGACCTAAACCTACAGCCTTCATTAAAGGATCAAGAGCATCAAGAATTTTCTGACCTACAGGTTGAAGAGATTTGAATTTAAGAACAACTCGTAAATATGGTGCATTTGTTTTTGCCCATGTATACATTTTTAGAACTTGCTGAGCATATTTACCAATGTCCTCGAGAGTCATAGCACCACCACGAGGTTGACGACCAAGACCATATGATTCTGCTGCTTTAGCAATCTGGTCAAGTGTACCTTTATATACGGTTATACCCTCTAGCCATGCCTTTAATCTTCTTGCAAATTCTTGTGTATTAGGTTTTGCATCAAATGCTTTATTTTCAATAATTTCATCTTTAAGATCCTGAATAAAATCATCAATAAATTTTGAAATCTTTCGGTATACATCAAGAATAGCCTTTACTTGACTTCCTACCTCTCTTGCTTTGTCCATTAAATCACCACCAGCAAGTTCATCATATTTAGATTTAGCGTACTTTACAGCTTTCTTACCAACTTGCATTCCACTATAAAGTTTTTTTGCTGATTTTACACTTAGAGCTCCACCACGTCCTTCCATTTGTGTTTCAGCAGGAGTTTTTTCCATTTGACCTTCACGTGCAGGTTCAGATGATTCTGCCCAACGATCAAAACCATCCTTCATAAATGTAGCCTGTTGGCCTACACCACGTTCTGCCATTTTACCACGAACATATTCAGTTTGGTCTCCAGTCGACATTTGTTAATAAGAAGAGAATTAATTTATGACGAATAAACAAATATGCTTAGTAAACCTATTCGAAAAAAGGATGATTGTGGTTGTGGAGGAGGCAAATACAATTGTATTAGCAAAAACACATTCGCCAAAATATTAAAAGCAGAATTAAAAAGACTTGATTGTGGATGTGGATGTAAAGGTGTGAAAGCATTCAAGAAAAAGTATGGATTAAAAGGTGGTGCTATACTTGCTGATTGTCCTCCTGGTTGGCGTAATGATGGATTAACATGTGTTGCTCCTTGTAATCCTGATGAATTTGATGATGGATTAACATGTCGAAAGAAATGTGCTCCTGGTCAAATTGATGATGGTCTAACATGCAGAAATCCTATTAAATCTGAAATGAATGAATGTCCTCCTGGTTCAAGAGACATTGCTGGAACATGTTGGGGTCCTGTTCGTCAAGATTGCATTGATGATTGTTTTAAACATCCAGCACCTGGTTGTAAAACTTATGAATGTGGTAGATTAAAAGGTCTTTTTGGTGAAGATTGGGGTCCTAAATTATGTACTGATTGTAATTTACGTTGTGGACAAACTTGTTGGGATGTTCAAGGTATTACAAAACAATTACATGAACGTAATCTAAGAGTATATGGTGGTGAAGTATTTTCTCAAGCTATTCGTGGCAAAGAAATTCGTGGACGAGTAAATTTTGATGAATTAATGAAAGAAGTTAATAAAGGTATTACTGATTTATTTGAAGGAAGAATTGATTTAGCTGCTGCTTTTGATCCTGAAAAAAATGGTGTTGCTGCTGCATTCCGTAAATTTGGTGACGACATTAAAAGAGTTATGGAAGATGTTGGTAATCGTATTAAAGAAGGATTTGAAAAAATGGGTGCTGAAGTTAAAAAAGCCTTTGAAGATTTTGCTCGTAATGCTGAACGGGATTTTAAACAATTTGGTGAAGATTTCGTTAATAAAATGAAAGATCCTGATTTTTGGGTTGAAGCAATTGGTATTATGGCTCAGATTGCTGCTGCTGCAGTAAGTATTGCTGTTACTGTTGGAACTCTTGGTGCTGGAACTGGTTTAGCTATTGGTATTATGGCTGCTGCTCAAATGGCTGGTCCTGCTGCTAAAATGATTGCTGATGCTGCTCGTGGTAGACCTATTGATGCTCTAGACATTGCTCAATTAGCAATTGCAGGTGCTACTGCATTTATTCCTGGTATGTCAGCAACTGTTGGAACAATGGTAAAAACTGGTTTGAATGCTGCTTCTTATACAATTAAGGCTGTACAAATTGGTCAAGGTCTTGGTATGATTCCTTCTACTTGTATTCAAAATTGTCCTGCTGAAGGTCCTGAACCTCTTGGACCTCCTCTTGAAGAAGACGCTAAAACTGAACCTCCTCCTGGTCAAAAAACTGATGACGAAATCCTTGCCTTAGCACCTCCATGCACATTTCTTCGTGTAATTGGTAAATCAAGTCTAGAAGCACCTTGTAATAATCCACCAAGAGTAGTACGAGATGGTCCTCCGTATTATACAGAAGATCAATGGATTAAAAAATATAGAGATGAAAATTATGGTACTAAACCTTTAAGTGAACAAACTCAAGAAACACCAAGTGGAGCTCTAACTTCTAAAGAAGATGCAAAAATTGATGCAGCAGCCACAACACAACCAGTTAAAAAGGATGTAAGAATTACTGATGTAGAAGTTCCTCCACCTCCAATTGATTTAGCGTTAGTTGATTTAGGGTTTGATGGTCGTCCGTTATGTAAACCTAGCGAAAATATTGAACCTGAAAATATTATTACTCCTGAAGAATTAGAAGCAAAAAAATTAAATTTTGAAGAACCTCTTGGTGAACTAGAACTTGAAGATGAAGAACCTCTTGGTGAACTTGAACTTGAAGATGAAGAACCTCTTGGTGAACTTGAAGATTTTGAAGCACCTCTTGGTGAACTTGAACTAGAAGAACCTCTTGGTGAACTTGAACTAGAAGATGAAGCACCTCTTGAATTAGAAAACCTTGAAGGATTTGGAAAGAAACGTAGAAAGAAACGAGGTGGAGCAGAACTTGGTCCTGTAATTGAACCTATTATAGTTAATGGTGTTCTAACTAATCCTGGTGGAAAAATGGTTTCAGAACCTACTAAATCTAAAGCAATTATTATTCCTAAAGACCATACAGATGCAGAATTTAATGTTGATTGTTATTCAAGAAATAATCCTGAAATAGCCAATGAATTTGGTAATGACAAAGAAAAATTAAAAAGTCATTGGATCGACATTGGTTCAAAACAAGGTTATGATGCAAGCTGTGAAACTTCAAGAATAAGTAAAGAAGAAAGAATAAAAATTATGGAAGACAGACTTAAAAAGGAAGCCTTATCCGAAGGATTAAGAACAGCCTGTAAAGCAGCAAATAGATTTTGGATAGAATCATCATTAACATGTGATGGAACTCGTAATGCAGATGGTTCAGCAAATACTGAAGCAGAAGAATGTAAGAAAAGAAATAGTTATTGGGACACTGAAGGACAGAAATCATTCTGTAATCTATTTAAAGACCAAAGTGGAAATATTAAATCTGAAAAGGAAAGATGTAATACTCTAAATAATTATTGGGATGGTTCTAAATGTAATCCTGCTAGAAATGTAGATGGAGATTATAAATCAGAAGCAGATTTATGTGCTGGATTAAATATTTATTGGAATGGTACTTCTTGTGATTCTACTAAAGACATTAATGGAGAAGTAAAGAATTATAAGAAAGAATGTGAGAAATTAAGTGGATTATTTTCAGGAGTAAAATTTGAATTATTATCGGTTACTTGGGGTGCAGGAAATGACGTTATAGACATTACAGAATATATGAGAGAGAAAATAAGATTTGCAAGAGATGGAGAAGATTCTGGTTATGGAATGAAATTGAATTCTAATCAAATAATTATTCCTAAATTTAATTTTGAAAATGATTGGAGAAATAAATTTAATTCAAAAGATCCTGCTCCTGGTAGAAAGAAATATTTTACAATTTCATTCTGGAATTCTGAACGAGGACTTATAGATGGATGGAAAAGTGATTTTGATGAAAATCGTAATCAATTTGAACTTCCTTATGCTCTTATACTTGCAGATACTACATTAAAACCAATAAAAGATGGTATGGATTTAAATTATTGTAATTTAGACTTTTTCCCAGATGGTCGTTATAAAGGTAAAGAATATATTGATAGAGTTATTGATGTAGGTTCAAAAGACGAGATTACGCCTCAAGGAGTACAGGGACCAATGTCAACTGGTATTTATATTAAACGTCCTCCTGGTGACCTTAATGAGACTTCAAGGTATTTATGGGGAATACAACAATTAGATGAATTTAAAGAAAATAAAAACAAGGCTAAAAAGACTACTGATGTTGAACCTCCTCGTGGTTCAGGTAAGAAAGGAAAATCTTTAACTCTTTATTATGCAGATTGGTGTCCTCATTGTCGTAATATGATGCCTGAATGGAACAAACTTGGTAAGACTCACAAAGGAATCCAGATTATAGCAATAGAACAAAAGCAGAATAAATCTTTCCCTGTTGAATCATACCCTACCATCATATTCCGTAATGGAAAGAAGATGGAAAAGTATATTGGACCTCGTACCAAATCTGATTTTGTTAAATTTCTAAAAAATAAACTTTAAATAGTAATAAATGAGTAGTTATGCGAAACATTTTGAACAACAGCAAGAACAGATGAAAGGAATCATTATGGCGAAAATGGTTCGTCGTGCATTAGCTATTCAGTCTAGATCCAAGATTACGCCTACATTAAGTAAGCCTAGTCTTGCTGAAATGTCTAAAATGAGAACTATGACTGGTGGTGCTGAAATTCAACCTCTTGAAATTTATTGGCCTGGGACTTAATTTCCTGTCGTCAAGACTTAATCTGAATCAGAAGCATAAATAGTTTCGTTTATACTCTCTTTTTCTTCTTCCTCATCTTCTTCAGGTAAGTCTTCTTTCATCTTCTCAATTACTCTTTTCCAATTAATAATATTCATTGCTTTTCTATAAAGTTCTTCTTTGATTTCCTCCTCGACATCATAATTAAAAAACTCATAGGCTTGTTCATCAGTCTCAATACTTTTCTTTTGCTCATCAGTCAAACCAGTCAGAAATTCTAGAAAGATTTCTTCAATTTCTGCTTGGTCCATTTTATATATTGTAAACATTTTCATTTTAAACGATTTTACTTACTCATATATAAATGGAATTTCTCAAGGGTGATTGTTTAGAAGTTATGAAAACTTTACCTAATAAAAGCATAGATTGTTTTGTTTGTGATCTTCCTTATGGTTGTTTAACTGGTGGTGCAGGAAAAGAAAAAGCAAAAAGAATGAATAAATCTAATGATGGAGTTATGGGTGGTTGTGCTTGGGACATAAAAATAGACCTTGAAAAGTTTTGGATTGAAGTTAAACGCCTAGCAAAGAATGATCATACACCTGTTCTAATGTTCTGTACAACAAAATTTGGTGCAGAACTTATTAATTCTAATCCTTCATGGTTTCGGTATGATTTAGTATGGAATAAATCTCGTGGTGTTGGATTTCTTTGTGCTAATAAACAACCTTTAAGAAGTCATGAACTAATATATGTTTTTTCTAAGAAAGGTGCATATTATAAAAGAATAGACATTGAAGGTGATTTTCCTGCTTATGTTGGTTCTCATTCTTCTGCAAAAATTTATAATCTTGAAAAACCTAATTTAGAAGGTTATAAAAAAATTGATAATAATAAAAGATGTGTGAAATCTGTTATTACAATTCCTAATGAAACAAATAAAGGTAAGCATCCTACTCAAAAACCAGCAGAATTATATGAATGGTTATTGAAAAGATATTGTCCTTCTGAAGGAACTATTTTAGATCCTACTGCAGGGTCATTTACTTCTTGCTTTACAGCACAAAAATTAGGTTTGAAATCTATAGGTATTGAAATGAATGAAGAATTTTATGAAAAAGCAAATAGTTTAAAAACGAAGTAATTACTATAATTAATGGAAAAGAGTTATTATGAAAAGCGTAAAGAAGAAATAAAAGAAAAGTCAAGATTATATAGATTAAATAATCCTGAAAAAATCAAAGCATATTATATAAAATATAAGAATGAATGTCCTGAAAGATTAAAAGAAATAAGAGAAAGAGCAGTAAAAAAATGGAAAGAAAAACATCCTGAAGATTATAAAAGACTTAATACAGAACGTGTAAAGAAAAATTATGAAAAAATTAAAAATAATGAAGAATTTAAAGCAAAAAGAAGAGAATATGCAAAAGAATATAGAAAAAGAAATAGAGAGAAAAAAATACAATATTTAAGAGAATATAGAAAAAGAAATTCAAATCCAAATCCAAAAATTAAAAAAGAAAAAGTTGTTAAAAAAAGAGAACCTACAGTAATTTGTAAAGGTCCTATAAAAGTTTCTTTTGATTAATCATTCTTTTCTGCTTCCTTCTTCTCCTTCAAGAATTTCTCCCTGCATTCCTCACAATAAAATCCACAATCTTCACCAATCTTCTCATTATCTACATCACCTTTTTCTACGCAATAATCACAACATACACACTCACAACCTGAACAACTCCAATAAGTACTAGAATCAAGATTTTGAAAATATTCACACTTGTAACAGCAAGCACGAGACATCCGAGAAATTAGTTCCTCATTTGAAAACCTTGAAAACTTCTTAATACCACTCATTCTATTTGCCCTAACCTAAATAGGTAAGAAAAAACATAATTCGTTTTTCATCTAATAAAAATAGATTTAATAATAAAAATAGTAATTACTAATAAAATGAACGTTCTTTCTTTATTTGATGGTATAAGTTGTTCTATGGTCGCCCTTAAACGAGCTAATATAGAAATCAAGAATTATTATGCTTGTGAGATTGACAAACATGCAAAAGAAGTTTCTAAAAAGAATTACCCTGAAATTATACAGTTAGGTTCAGTTGTAGGATTAACACCACCAAATAATATAGATTTATTAATTGGAGGTTCACCTTGTCAAGATCTATCAATAGCAAAGAAAGGTCGTAAAGGATTAGAAGGTGAAAGATCAGGATTATTTTATGAATATGTTCGTATTATGAAAGAATGTAACCCTAAATATTTTATTCTTGAAAATGTGAATTCTATGTCTAAAGAATCTAAAGCAAAGATTACTGAAGTTATGGGAGTTGAACCTATTATGATTGATGCATCATTAGTTTCAGCACAATCACGCAAAAGATTATTTTGGACTAATATTCCTGTTCAAGGATTACCTGAAAACAAAGGTATTCTTTTAAAAGACATTCTTGAACCTAATATTGAAGGAAAAGAAATAACTAAATTCACAAAATCAAAAGAGAAATTTACACCAACAACAAGGAAATTAGGTTATATTGGAGACAAAGATCATCAATCAACAAGAGTATATGACACTGAAGGAAAAGCTCCTGCATTAACTGTAATTTGTAATAATGGATTAATTAAAACTGATTCTGTTAGAAAATTAACTCATATTGAATGTGAGCGTCTTCAAGGATTACCTGATAATTATACAGAAGGAGTTTCTAATATGCAAAGGTATAAGTGTCTTGGGAATGCTTTTAATGTTGATGTTATTGTTCATATTCTAGAATCTATTCCAAAGGAGTTTTGATTTTGAGTTCACCTCTATAAATCTTAATTTTGCTTAGACCATTTACTTCTGCAGGAAGACCAACATCTGTATAACTACCATATTTCTTATTAAAATCTTTAATAACTTCTTCAGGAATCGATGGAGTGATTTCAGCTAATCTCTCCATAGTGTCCCTTAAGTTACTTAAGACTTGCTCAGCAGAACTTCTTTCATTACGAGGCAAGGCTAATTCAACATTAATCTGACTAAATAATTTTGAATACTGTAAATGAGCAATTCTATGAGCTTCTGATTTCTTTGCAAAAGCAAAATAACCTCCAACTGTATTCAAAATACCAACTCCTATACTTACCAAACCAATTACTAGTGGGGCTATAGATCCTTCACCAAACATAGTTGATGAACCTACACTTGCAGTTCCACTTAATGTACTCAATACTATAACTGGAATCTGAATCAAAGTATTCTTTCTTGATGCTATTTCTTCACACTTCTGATGCAGTTTAGCTAAACCAAGACATTTTTCACCTTCTACAGCAATTAAATCCTCAATTTGAGTAGACCATGAAACCTCTTTCAATTCCAATTCATCATCAGCCATTTATATAAGATTTGGAATTATTTAATACCAAATCTTATATGACCCCAATGAGAATCGAACTCATGTTTCCAGATTCAGAGTCTGGTGTAATAACCACTATACTATGGAGTCTTATTCATATGCAAATATTATTATTTAAATAAGAAATTTATGTATTATTTATTATTGTTTTTACTTTTTCTGTTTCTTATTTTTGTAATAGGTCGTAAGTGCAACAACGCCCTACAACTTCTGAGTGTTGTTTAATTCTTTTAATTTTTTTAAAATTTCAAGTATTTACAAAAACAATAGACAGAAAAAGTAAAAACCATTTAAATAAAATTCTCTTCTATAAAGTAAAATGTCCGAGGTCAATGGAAATTACAAGTGTTTTATTTGCAACATTAATGGTTTAACTCATGACCAATGGAAAGACCATCAATCATATGATGAACATATATTAAATGTAAAGCGATTAACAAAAAGTCAATATTATTGCAAAAAATGTGACTATCAGTTTGAAGACAAACGTAGATTTGACCGTCATTGTGAAAGTAAAAAGCATAAGTTTGGACAACTAACTATTGATGAATTATATTGCAGTAAATGTAATACTCAGTGTCAAAATAAGGCTAAGTGGGATGAACATATTTTAACTAAAAAGCATTTGAACGACAAAGAAAAAACAACAAACGAAGAACTTTTTTGCAGTAAATGTAATCTTCAATGCCATAATAATTCTGAGTGGGAAAAGCATATTAAAACTAAAAAGCATAATATAGATCGAAATCAAGAAAGAACTTGTCCTATATGTAATGTTGATCTTGTTAATGACATTGAATGGAATAGACATATAAAAACCAAAAAACATATTAAAAACACTATTATAAATGGAACGGAAATTCCCAGAACAATACAGCAAGGAGTTGATCAAGGTTCTCAAACTGATTAGTTTTGGTACACCTTTTGTTGTTGGTTCAAGTGCAGATTACCAAATTATGTATTCTGCTGATTATGATTTATTAGAAGAAGTCATTTTGCGTAGAGGAATAGTCAAGAAGTTCCAAGACAAGATTCATAAATTAGAAAAAATAGGTAAAATTACTGAAGTAAAAATTGGAGAAATAAGTCAATGGAATTTGCTTAAGAAACCTTATATTGAAAATTCTAAAGTTCATAAATATAATCAAAAAGATGAATTAGCTCATCTTTCTAAACTATGGCAAAATAAAATCATTACACATGATGAGTATATGATGGCTTCTGACTTGCTTAAACCTCACTTAAATCCAGTAGAGTTTCTAGAAGCAAGAAAGGAATTAAGGTTTGGTGTTTTGCGTTGGTCAAATCCAGAAATATTTAGAGGTTATAAAGAACTAAGAGACAAATCAATCATTTACCTTGAAGATGCATTCAAATCTAAAGGTATAACAAAAATAGATTTAATAGTATGGGTAAACCAAAAGTATAGTGAGTTTAGTAATATAATCCTTTGGACTAATCGTAGTGGAAAATATTTTGCTTATATTCCATCTGTAAAGAAATCTCTAAAAGAAAATATTCTTGAATTTGAAGCAGACCAAAATTATGTTAAAGTTGCTAAGAGAATGTATTCATTAGCAAAGCAATTTAAAGACCAATCAATTTTAGATTCATTAAGATCTATTTTGAACTCACCAATAGGTAAGTTATATATGGTTGTAGCAGACATGGAAGTCTTAGAAGAGTTTCCTAATGCAGTTACTCAAGCAAGAAAACGTAAACAATTAGACCTATTTAAAGACCAATTTGCTAAACTATATTTTCCTAACCTTAAGAATGCAACTCCTAAGACAAAACTAACCTATTTAAACGAAATTTTGCAATCCGAAATGAAAAAGGCATTAACTGAAGCGAAATTACTTCCAATTCCAAGAGATTACACAATATAATTCCAAATTTCGTAAATTTTCTATTAGTTTTTTTCCTAAGGAGTAAATTAAATGTCAGGTAAGGTAAAATTAACATTCGACAAATCTAAAGATTCTTTACCTGTAGCGGTCGTTACTGGGGGAGAATATAATAAGGACATTCTTTATTTAGAGCAAGGAGGAGGTAAGAGTTCGGATAAGAAAGGTGTTCAGGAACTTGAAATAGGTAAGCATCGACTAAACAAGTTGTCACCTCGTAAGCAATCTGAAGTTATGCGTGTGCTTCAGGAGGCTTACCGAAAAGGAATACCACCTGAACATTTAAATTTGGATGTGGATGGAGCCGAAGATGCATACCGTGAAATGTTAGGTGAAGTTAAAGAAAAAGGATCATCAATAATTAAACTTCCTCCTGGTTCAACATTTAGTTTAAATTTTAATCCTGATCCAACTAAAAGAAGTATATATTATATTGCTGGTGCATCAGGTAGTGGTAAATCATATATTGCTAAACACCTTTCTGAACAATACCAAAAAATGTTTAAAGGAAGACCTGTATATTTAGTTTCTAAATTAAAAGAAGATGAAACATTGGATAGTATGAAAGAAAAACCTATAAGACTAAACATTGAAAAATTAACTGAAAAACCAATGACGGATTTAGAAGCTTTGCGTGAAAGTCTTGTTATTTTTGATGATTATGACACTTTGACAGGTAAGGAAGCAAAGGCTGTTCAACAATTAATTGACGACATTTGTATTATGGGTCGTCATACAGTGACCAGTATTCTCATACTTTCGCACCATCTTTCAAATTTCAAAAAAACTCGTTTGTGTTTAACAGAGGCAACTCATTTTGTAGTATACCCTCAAAGTACAGGAGCTCATGCATTAAATTATTTCTTAAAAACCTATGTTGGTATGGGTCCTAAAGAAGTTCAGTCAATCAAAAATACTGGATCAAGATGGTTATGTATTCATAAAAATTTCCCTATTTATTATATTACTGAGACTGAAGCAGGTTTATTAAATGCTGATTAATCGCCATTTATAATTTAAACTCAGAATTTACTGGGACAATATATGCTCTAACACGTTGACCATCACCACCAACAATTTCACGACAACCCTTGCAAGCTTTCTTTAACCAACTTACTGGGATTTCATAAGCTTCAAAGTCTCCACTTGGTTTATGAAAAAAATAATGGTAATAGTCTGCTTCAGTAACATCAATTCCAGATTTCTTGCTATTGCATTCATATTCAATAAACCAAGTACGACAACCATACATATAACCCATTCGATCTGACTTAACTTCATATTTAAATTCATTTGTTCGGTAATCATATGCTTTAAATAATCCTTCAGGTGATTCCAGAATTATTTCTTCTTTTGGAATCAACTTCTTACTAACTTCTTGGTAATGCTTTCCAAATTCTAACTTTTCACGAAAGCTCATAGTTGTATTGGAGTAAAGACTTTATTTTTGCGGTTTTTACTTCGCCCTCGAACACTTAAAATATTAACAATAGCTTGTAAAGTGCAATGAATAAGAACAACAAGATGGTCAGGCATTTATATTATGCTTAGAGTTTATATAGACCACACTTACGGCATTTTTTAGATTTACCTTTTCCAGACACTTCTGCATCAAAATTATATTCTCCTTCATCACTTGGATTATGCATGGTAGAAGAAATTTCTGAGCGAGAACGAGTAGGTTCTTTTAATAAATAACCCATAGTTTTTGGACCCATTTTTGGAACAGGATCAGAATAAGGAAATGGTTCAGATGGTTGGAATAAGCCAGTTTCAGTAGCACGAGTAGTAGCAGCACGTGCTTCTTCACCACCTGGAAAATACCCTAATCGAGGCATTACTCTTAAATCTTGCATTGCCTGTTTCATACGTACTTTTTGAGGAATACGTTTAACTTCTTCCATAACTCCTAATGCTCTTTGTCTAACTGGACGTCGTACAACGTCTTGAAAAACTAATCTATTTCTTATTGCTTTACTTTGAAGTTGTTGTAGTTGTGTTTGTAGTTGTGGAATTCTAGGATCACCTATAGGTAATGCAGCTATTTGATTATTAAGGTCTCTCCAAAGTCTAGCAAAATTAGTTTGTTGAGCCGCCATTTGCTATATATTCATATTAAATTTCTGGAATTACTACTGAATCTGCTTTCATATAATCTCTTTGCATTCCAGAAGTATGACCCATCTTTTCTGAATCATCATTCATTTCAGTCACATCATATTTAGAACTTAAATAAATGTGTCGAAGCATAGTTGTTCCAACATTCTTACCAAAAATACGATTTAGAATACGAGTTACAGAATTGACTGAAGGAAGAGGAGTGTCATCATGTTGAACAAGAAAGAAATAAGGACTCTTTGAAACTCCAGGATGCTTTTTTAAGTATAAATTAATTACTGAGATTAATTCAGTAGGAACTTCAAATTTTTGAGCACCATGAACTTTTGCAGTCTTATATTTATTAAAAACAAATTCCTTCTTGTCTTGAATGTAGTAATTGAAATCCAGATTTGTTGCTTGCTTTTCTGACTTAACAACTTTCATGAATTGGTAATCTTGGTTACGACGAGGAGCAAATTTTGTATATAGACTTAAAACCATATATGAAAGTAAAGTATTCCAATCATTAACACTTAAAGTCTTATTCTGAACAACTTTTTCAGAGTCTTCTTGTAGACGTTGTTCATGAGCAAGAATTACATCCCAAGACAACCAATTCTTTTCTTGTGTAGGTGATTTAATAGAAGTGTCTTTATTACGTGCTTCATTACTTTTATCCATCATTCGACTATACCAATGAGCAAAAATCTTTTTATAGGAAGCCTTCTCTTTTAGTGTACTCAAGGCACTAACAATAGTTGAAAGCATACTTTTTTGCGTTGACTCTGCATATTCATTTAAGCGTAGATCAACACTATCAATATTCTTTAACCAAGCAAGGTTATTAAATGCTCTATCCGAATTTAGTGAATAAAGAGTTCGAATATATTGACTCGCGGTCGAATCAGCAATGTTCCGAGAATCTTTTAACTCTTTATGCAGAGCCATCATATAAGGAGTAATAACCTTCATTTTATAGTATATACAACAATTTAATTTAAACTTTAAACTTTCCACATTTACGGCATTTTTTATATTTACCACTTGCTTGTTTAGGAATTTTAGCAAGTCTTGTAAGTAAACCAGGTATAGCTGTATGTAATACAAAACGAATATACATTTTATGTTCTTCCTTAGCTCCAGGTCTGGCTAAAAAACTTTCAGCCTCTGATTTTAAATTTGTAATTAAAGCATCTATTTGATCATAATCTTTTTCATTTTGTTGTTTGTTAATTAAATCTGCTAATTGTTTTTCTATTTTTTGAAATAAAGCATATTTGTCATCATCATCTTTACCTTTTCCACTATTAGATTTCTTGCA